AAAGAAAAGAGATTTTGGGACGAAAACATTCTCCCCTGATTGACTACACAATGGAACTGAACCGTCCCAACGTCATCGCACAAATTCCGATGATAACATTCAGCCAATACTGCGGCATAAATCCGCAAGCGGCACATTCAATATCAGGGCGCAAAAATTTCTGACCTAAGTCCCACCAACTTCAGGGAAGATAAATCTTCCTTTCGGTCCTGGCTTTGTTGGCCAAAGTCTTTGTCTTTGTGCTTCTGTTCTCGGTGTGTGAGTCCATACATTTCCCATGAGTTCTAGTCTGTCTGGTATCTCTGTTTGTAGAATACTCTCTAGTTCTTCCTCTGTTAAAATGTTTGCTCGCATCATCCATTGTAGTGCTTTTGGGTTTGCTGTTACTCCTTTGTTCATTAGTTCAGATTCTCCATATTTTGTTAAATTATGAAATTGTTCTGACCATCCGTGATTAGCTGCTGCTAATCCTCTTAATGCTGATAATAGGTGCCCGTCTGGCCCTGGTTTCTCTGGAAACATTAAGTGTCTGAGTAAATCACCATCCTTTCGATATGGTGTCCCGTAATAGTTGTAATATCCAAGTATTGACATTCCGTTTAATCTGTCTGAAATCATTGATTTCTTAACATTCAATTTAGCATTGAAGTAATATTCTGCTTTCTTTGCTATCAACTCGAGAAATCTTGTACCATACATCTGGTACATTCTCTGTTGGAATGCGATTAGTGAATCGTCTCCTTGTAATCTTATCCAAAAAGTGTCTGCTTCTATGTTTACTCCTAATGAAGATAAACATGTTAGAATCATTATGCTATTTGCAAAAGTATCCATCAATTGTGTTTGTTGGTATCCTGATCCAAATCCGTTCCATTTCCATGTGTATAATTTTCCATCTGGTAGTAGAATCGGTGTGTGCGTAATTGCATGACACATCCATTTCCATAATCTCTCGATTCTGGTTGGATCTGTTTTTGCGTTTTGGTAAAAAGTAGCTGGTTGATATCTTGTGAAGTCAAAATATGATCTCCAAATATCATGTACTTCGGTAATCAGCTCATGTAAGAGTCTCTTATCGAATTGTGACCAGTCTAGCGATAGGCAAGTTTGTGGCATTCCATGTTTATGGATTTCTAGCCAAAGTTTGCGCCATCCGCCTCTTATGGTTTCTCTTCCCCAAAGCATTCTTCCTTTGTTCGGTTCGTTTAGGTAGCATGCTTGCAATGTCCAGATAAACATGTTCTCTACAAAAAGTAGTAACTTTGTTGCTCCAAATACTGCTCTAATTTTG